ACGCAGCAAACATGACCAACAACCTTTGCGGTCAAACGATGTACATCACTTGCCCGGTGTTCTCAAACGCAAATGATCCAGAGGTTATTGCATTCCAGTCGACAGGAACGTTGGGGTCATCGTGGGCGCGCGCCTATGTAACGTTCAACGTTACTAACCCCAACGACTTGACGATGAAGGTGACGGGTCGAGCAATGGGCTCATCACCAATTGTCGGTGCCAGTTACAACACAGACAACTGGATGGTCGAAAGCGGATACGTCCTCATGTCGTACTTTGACGGCCTGAGCAGTACAGCGCCGTATTACGCGGGATGGAACGGTGCGACGTACGACTCAACGTCAACAACGAATCGAAGTTTGCCAACCAGCGCCGTAGCAGATTTCTCAATGGCACTGTCAACGTTGGCCGTCGGTCATTTGAAAAACCAGTTGCCAGACAACGTGGCCATCGGAACCCCTTACCGAGTCACGCTCAATGGGCGCATCGATAGCACCAACACAACGGTCAATAGTGTCGACCCAACGTTTACCCAGACCTACGTGTCAACCACGTATTAGGTTCGGCGCATGGAGAGCGTTCTTATTGCTGGCTTGGCATCAGCGTTTGTACTGTCGGTGCTTGAGTATTGGGTCGACGGACCTTTAGCCCGAGCCATCGCAGGTATCGCCACGTCAGCCATCGCCGTAGCCCTTACCTCACCTATCGGTCTTGCTACCATCCCAGAAATTCTTGCCGCCACCTTCTTGGGAGCGTTCGCTGTAAACCTTGCGGCTAGGTCAGAGTTGCGAGTTACTAGTCGGCGGTAGTACAACTGACACCTCAAAGAACTAAGGAGGGTGTCAGTGAACGACATCGCAATTTTTGGTAGAGGGCAGGTCGGAAGGACCGACACGCTCAACCTTGTCAAGAAGCACATTGACGAAATCACCGGAGGCTTCCGGCTCATTATTCCGTTAGAGCAGGACCAGTCAAGCGCCGCGCTTTGGGTAGCCGAGTGGGCACAGGTTCAAGGCCATCCGTACAACGTGGTCTACGTGGACGGTTTGGTTTTTGATGACCGCCAAGACTCAGTGTGTGAGTCAGCGTTGCGCGAGGTGCGGACAGCGAACATCGACAAGGAACTTGCTAACGCAAAGACACTTCTCGTGGCGATGGATGACGATGAGGCGACTGCCCTTGTTGTTGAGTCTGCCCTAAGTGACGGCGCTCGAGCGTTTGACCTTACTGATTCCTTGGCCGAGTTAGAACTTGACCCAGAGGATGACGAGCAGCCCAGCCCTGCGGAACCGCCCTTGACCGTGTTCGTTGAGGAACCCAGCACCACGCTTGCAGAGATTCGTGCCACGTTGCTTCGGGTCGAAGCCGTCCTTGACCAATTGAGTTCGAGCCTCGGGACCATTAGCGCCTGATGGATACAAAACTTCTGGAACGAGCCGCGAGAGACAGGTCGCTGAGCCCTAAGGCTCTGGGCCTGCTCACTCGTTGCCTTGCCATTGGTCGGGTGCCTTCGGTGGAAGACCTTACCGAAGGCAGGAAAGAAGGCCGCGAAGCCGTACGCACCGGAATGGCAGAACTACGTGAACGAGGCTACGTAGTAATCAGCCGTATGCAAGACCCAGTCACCGGGCGATGGGTCACAATGCAAGCCTTCACGTCACCGAAGTCGGGTTTTCCGGAGGCCGGTGATCCTGACAGTCTATATAGCCAGCAGGCTATAGAGCATGTTGTCTCTATACCTACTCCTAGCGGAGTAGGTATAGAGACCCGCACGGCGGAGGTAAACATCAGATACGCCGAAATCTTTGGCAGTAACGAGATCCCTGAGCCACCAAAAGAGACCAAGGCTAAGAAATCAAGCCGCGAAGTGCGGATGGCTAAGACCGCAGACCAATGGTCATCCAGTGACATCACCGAGGAATTCGCCCACAGAGTCAGAGACAAGTACCCAGACAAGGCCCTTGGCCAAGTTGGTGGCCCAGCCTTAAACAAGATCATCGGGTCGTGGCTCAAAGACCGGCGCATCACCCCCGCCGAACTGGCCGCAGCACTCGACCTGTTCTTTGCCGATCCCCGGCTACTTCACGACATCGGCCAAGGCGTTCCAGCATGGAAGCGTTTTGTGCATTATGTGCCCACTGTTCGGTCTCAGGCGCGTATCAAATCCGGTTTAGAGCGCCCAGTTGGCGATGTGACCGAGCAAGAGGCCGAGGAATCTGCCCAGAGAGCCCTCAGGAGGCTCTCAGAGTGACCTACAGCCACGATCTACTAACACCCCGAGAACAGTTACAGATATCAGCCGCAAACCTTCCTAGGCGCTTTCTGGGCCTCGAACTGGAAGACCTTCGCGATGAGTCGTCAGAGACGGCACATCTTGTGGTTGACCAGTGGCTTGGCGCCGTACGATCTGGACGAGTTATTCGCGCAGATGGTCGGTCAACGTGTGGCCGTGGCTTGTTGCTTTACGGCAAGCCCGGCGCCGGTAAAACGGCCCTGTCGTGCGCGATTGCTCAAGACCTGATCAGAACCGTGCCCTCTGAGTCGTGGCAGGCCAAAGAACGACGTTTGGAAAGGCCCGTCTACTTTGCGACCTACCCAAAAATCCTGCAGTTAATGAAAGACCGGATGGACGGCGATGACAAGGCTGATGCCATGTTGCGCCAGATGTTCGGCGAAGACCAGTCCACCGCGATTCGCGTCTTGATAATGGATGACCTTGGCAAGGAATACCGCAACGTCAATGGCTGGGCAGAAACGATGTTTGACCACCTTCTTCGCACCAGATTTGACCAAGGTTGGCCCACCATCGTGACAACAAATGTGCCTTTGCGTGATTGGTCACAAGTTTATGGCGAACCCATGGGCAGTTTCGCCCACGAGGCCTTCGACTCATTGGCGATCATTTGTGTAGGAGGCGACCGCCGTCGAACCGAGTAGGAGATTCCGTGTCTGAAGACTGGAAGACCGTTCAATTCTTTCTAACACCTCAAGGGGTGTACGAAGTGGAAATTGGGGCCGAGTCTCGCTACCGTTGCACATGCCACCGCGACATGTGCAAGCACATTCGATTCGTTAAGAAGAAGGCGGCTGAAAATGGAGGAAGTTACCCAGTGAAGATTTCGCAGGGCGTAAGCGAGCGCGACCTCGCGCGAGCACGCAAAAGCCCGCGTAAGTTCCGCGAGTTAATTCTTAAGCACGCAGTCCCCGAGGTGATGTAGCCGGTGGAGGGGGGCGATATTTCTAACGGCGTTTCGCCACGGGTCTTAGTTCACCTAGACGTTGTGGTGGCAACACGGCATGAGATCACCAAATTTCTTGGCATTATCCCAACCGTAAAGAGCCGTGCGTATTACGACCGGGTGGCTCTCAACCGCATGTGGCTGTTCACCAGCCGCCAAGGGGTAAGCCTTGAACTGTTTGACACCGGGTGCGAGCAGCGTGATTTAGATCAGGTGATGGAAGACCTCGAGCGCATCGGAGTGAACCCATTTCGCTGGGCTACCGCGTACAAGACGCAGCAAGAGTTGGTTGACGAAATGCCTTATCGACCGGAACTGCTGGGCGTCGTCGATTTACCAGAACGAGCATTTGTCTACGGGAGTAAGTACTACGACTTGGGGAGGGTGTAATGGCTGCCGACAACGAGTTGCGCCTACTCTCTCGAGCCGTACGAGATCGTGACATCCAACCGCTCTTGCGTCGAGGCGTTCAAGACATGTGGTTCAACAGCGAAGAGAACCGCGCAGTCTGGAGGTTTTTACGCACCCACCACGATAAGTACGATGAAGTTGCTACTGCCGTAACGGTTAAGGACAACTTTCCCAATTACCGTTTGCTGCAGGTCGATGACAGCGTTGACTACCTACTTGACCAACTTGTCGCCTTTCGTCGTCGCCAAGAAACTATCCGGCTAGTTCAAGACGCCAGCGAGATCATCGCATCCGGCGGAGACGCAGAGTCGGCCATCCATGTGTTGAGCAGTGGAGTAGAGCGGCTCAGTGAAGAAGGTGTTTCCCCAGAGTTTGATCTCGACCTCACGTCAGACCCGCTCTCTCGTTTTGAGCAGTACCTCGAGGTCAAGAACAGACCAGAGGGTTTGCTTGGGTTGCCCACAGGTTTTCCAACAATTGACAAGGCCACAGCCGGATTGCAACCGGGAAATTTATGCACGGTCATCGCTCCACCGAAGACAGGCAAGTCGACGCTTGTGATGCAGATTGCCATTGCGATTCACGAGCAGGGCAAAATTCCGATGCTGCAGTCGTTTGAGATGAGTAATCGGGAACAGCAGTACCGCTACGACGCTATGCGTGCGGGCGTATCTCATACCCGTCTCACTCGAGGACAGTTGACTGTTGACGAGGCCGATAAGTACCGGCGCATGTTGAAAAGAACCGGTGCGATGAGCAATCCGTTTCTCTTAACCGATTCGGTTTCGGGAATGACGGTTTCGTCGCTGGCAGCCAAGGTCAACACTGTTCGCCCAGACGTACTGATCGTTGATGGCGTCTACCTAATGATTGACGAACAGAGTGGCGAGCAGAACACGCCGCAAGCGCTCACCAACATCACCAGATCGTTAAAGCGCCTTGCTCAAAAGGCGGAGATTCCAGTCATCATCAGCACTCAGGTTTTGCTATGGAAGATGAAGAAGAACACCGTGAGCGCTGACGCCATCGGGTACAGCAGTTCCTTCTATCAAGATAGCGATCAGATTTTGGGCCTGCAGCGCCCAGAAGACCCCGAAGATCCTTTACGCATTTTGAAAATTGTCGCTAGCCGAAACTGCGGCTACGCCGAAACCGACCTTATTTGGGACTGGGAAACCGGTCAGTTCGAGGAGGATTCCATTGTCTGACGAGGATGCTTACGACGCCTTTATGGCGTGGCTAAAAGAAGGCGTTGAAAACAAGTGGGTAGCGCTGCCGGTGTGCAGCACTCACGACATGGTGCCCATGACACCTGACGAAGAGAACGAATGGGAAATGGGTTACGACCCGTGCATCGTCACAATGAGAGTGTGGTT